GCCATTGGTCTGTCATATAATGGACACTCCTCACACTTCGCCTGTGGGTGCTTTCTAGTTACTGGCTTAGTTGCTGCTTCCACTACATAACCTCTAAAATGTTGGGTGCCTCAAAGTTCGGACCCTTTAGCACCTTACCATCACTACGGTAGATAGGGCTCCCGTCCTCGTCTAGCTTCGTCATGTTAGAACGATGGACTTCTTTAACAACAGCATCAAGGTTAATACCCAAGGATACTGCTGTACCATAGACCACGTATGTAAGATCGGCCAAAGCATCAGCAATTTCTACTAGGTCGCCATTCCACAGTGCATCTCGGAACTCATTAAATTCTTCTTTAACTAAAGACTCCCTTAGCTGTCTAAGCTCAAGAGGAATAGGACCATCAATCGGTGAATCAGCTACCGCAACTCCGAATGCCTCGTGAAACTCTCTAACCATTTCCTGTGGTGTCATTTACATATCCCCTTCATTACGCCAACCAAGTTCTTTTGCATCCCAAATGATCTTGTTGAGTGCAATGCTTACTTCTTCCTCAAGGTGATGGAAGTCTCCGCTATTATCAATAGTGGTGAAGATAAGATCGGGTGATGGGATTTGTTCGCTTCTATGTTCATCTGCGGTAAGCCCTGGACGCATGACTCTTACGTTAAATCCATCCAAGTCTCTAATGAATCTAAGCTCATTCTCGAAGCGGGCATCAGAAACACAGTACCTACTTCCACGATGCCACTCACTACCCATACGTTCTTTAAATAGCTGCTCAATCCAGAAGTCGTCACCGAATACGTCACGGTGTGATTCCGTACCATACCTCTTAAGGAAGTCCCTAAGTGTCATTTCCGTCATAGGACTCCACATCTTACTAGGCTGCCCTTCGATTTGATTGAAAGAGGGTGCCGGATCGTTTTTAAACCCAATAGCTACGTAACAATTTGGTTCGTCCTTATATGTATCAATCCAATCTATGGGAATATTAAACAGAGTCGCCACAGACAGCTTTAACAGGTCTGCGAAAGCCAGCCGAGTGAAGCCGTGATTCTTTACAAGGTACGCAGCTACCGTATCCTTGCCTGCACCCTTGAATCCGTTAATGCCAATGAGCATTAGTTCATTCTTCCGTCAATATCGTGGGGCAGACCGCGGTAAACATCAATCTGCGGCTTTTGCTGTTCCTGCTGCATCATCAGCATTGTATCAAGGCATACAGTCAAGTTGTGCAGCATCTTAGTACCGAACGTTACTGCCCAATCTTCGTCGGACATATCAAGCTGTTCCTTCATAAGATCCACTAGTACGTCAAGGCGAGTTGACAGCATGAAAGTATTGATACCCCAATTAGTAGCAGGGTCCCATCCATGCATATGCCACTCATTTACCTTAGCATCAATCTCTCTATTGATACGGTCTAGCTCAGTTTCTTTAGGCTGTGGCCCATCATTCATTATTTGGCTCCTTGTCTGCATCGTACATTTTAATAGCTGTATTCAACTCACCAATTAACATACCATCATGCTTCATTCCAACAATCGCAATTTTTTGGGCAAGCATCACTGTGGCCGTATTTACTTGCTTCGCTCGGGGGTTGAGCGGCAAGCGATTCTAGAAGCCGAATGATCTGCTTATCTACGCCTAACTCGACTATCGAATGAGGATCACGGCGTAGACGTTCCGCCAGCCTCCGCGCTTCCTCTCGTAAACCTTCGTTGCGGTAGTAATCACCGCGTCCTTCTTTGTAGTCGCTATCTACTGAATCGCCCATATCCTACTTCCTTTGCCTTCTTTTTGAATTCGGATTTGTCCACGTTCTTCTAACGTTAGGAGTATTTCATCGGCGGTTCGTTTTGTCAAGTGTCCAATTTGCATAAGTCTTGAGCGTAAGATACCTGGGTGACGTGAAATCATTTCAAGAATACGCTCAAACTCTCGCTGTGTATCACTACGACCAGCATTGTAGATTAGGTCAATTGAGTACCCACCCCACCTTTGTATGTAGTACGCCGCTATATTAATATCAGATTCCTCCACCTGAATCGTGTTATCCACCGGATCTTGTCTAGCAGCGGCCCACAGGCAGGCCATTTTTAGTAACGATCGTGACAGACGTTCAAAGGTAGGTAGCGCAAGCATTTCAATGTCTGACTCTTGTGCCTTAGCAACCATTTCCATTTCAATATCACCGTAACGATTCCAAGCCTCAGTCGTTAGATGCACTTCACAAGTTGCATCCATTTCTACTGATTGCCCCGCAATGCTAACAGACTCCTTACGTACGTAAGTCTCATGTAGAGAAGCTAGCTGAGTTAGGAGGTTAGCCCTAGTATCTAAAAGAGAACCAGTTGCAGGGCCGGTTCGTCTAATCTTAGTAAGGTCTGCTTCTCCACTGACAACAAGGAATCTAGGGAGAAAGCCACTAAGCACGTATTGATCGGAAAGAAGAGAATATACCTTATCTCTGATCCCGCCTCCGAAGAAGATAAAAATGGGATTACTAATGGTGATAGTTTCTTTCCGTAGAAGTCGCTGATAGACTTGTGGTACATCATATAGGTGAGTAAGCGTTTCAGGCATACCAGCGAGGTAGTCTTTACGGTTAATTGAATCGAAGAATCCACTGACTTCATCCTTATAGAAGATGCTTGTCATTGATGGTCGTTGTGACAGACCAGTAAGTAGCCCTTCTACTGACCCATCTGTTGCAAGAACCATAGAAGGGTCAATGTCAGAAAGAAGATCCACAGCCATTCGCATAGCAGTTGTTTTCCTAGTGAGGGTACTCGTTCCAAGGATGAGTCCCCATAAGTTAGGCACCATTGTACCGTAGCTTGTTTTGAGCCGTAGTCGTTGCGCCAATATACTGCTGAGCAAGATAAACCCTGTAAGTTCGTGGTACTGTTCGACGGCATCAGTAGCTTCAACTCCCCATTTAGCGTAGTCTGCGATTAGTCCCTCTGTGGGGGCTTTATCATCAACAAGTTCGGGAATTACGAGGTTTTGAAACGAACCTGTAAGAATGGTGATACGCTTTTGAGCTTCGTCCGCCTTTAAAATCTCTTTCCACAGATAAGATATGGGACGTGAATCACGTTCATACTTGTTACACTTTGCGGAAAGAGTGACAGCAAATGTCTCTTCTGTGTCCATACCACTTTCCAACAGAAGATTAATAACCCGCCACAGGAGCTTAGACCAATCATCTTCTTCGGAAGGCTCATACTCATAAAGACGAGGGAACTCTCCTTGACGAAGGTTGTGCCAATACTTATAGAGTACCTGCTCTACATTTGGTAGTGCAAGAGGATCAGGCATACCCTCGTATGCAGCGTTACCATTTTGTGGTAGATCCTCAACCTCTATGCTTTCAAAGATTGATGCTGGAATCAGAACTTCGTTTGCGCTAACCAACTCTACGTTTGGTACGTTCTCCCCTTCAGTTTCATACTTATAGTTAAAGGTGAAGGGGACACGGAGAAGCTGTGTTAGATCCCAACCACTAGGGTCTGCTCCGTTATTGCTGTACTTGTATGCAATCTTCTTTGAGTATTCCTCAGCAATATAGGGATCAACAAGCTTCTCTAGTCTCCAAATAGCCTGCCACCTGTGGGGGCTTGTTTTAATAATACACTGCGGAGAAGGCTCAACGTCTTTTGGGTTGCACGTATCAAGGTCTGCCCACACAAGATTAGTAGGTAGGCAATTCTCTTTCTTACGCTCAGCCTTCTTCAGCAAGTTTACGCAGAACCAAACATTGTGGTTGAGGTAGTTATCCTCAACAAACTTTAACAGCTTCCCTCTCTCACCCGGCCACTTAAAGAAGCGTTGCGTAAAAGACTTCTTGTTGTTGGGTTCCGCGTATGCAATGCAGACGTGACCATCTTCTTCGCTAAAGACATAATCGAAGAAAGCAGCACGTAGCTTTTGTGGCGCGGTGACTGGCATTACACCTTTTCGATAATGACGTGGGTGCTACCTGCAACAAGGACCTTACAGCGTTCAGGGAGATTGAGCGGGGAGTATGTGTATTCTTCGTTTATGTAATCTCTTGTGGCAAGCACGTATAGTCCTGGTTCCAAATTATCTGCGTCAACTTCTTTAAGAACCTTAAAGTCCATTACGCCTCCTGAGTGCGCTAAGGGGACGGGTTTTACCCCGCCCCCTTAAGTGCCCCTTGCGGTTTACGTATGTTTACAGAATGCCTGCGCTAGAAGGAGCAGAGCTACCAGCAGGACGGACACCCTTAACATCATTAGTCATAGTCTCAGGATCATGGTAGTCAGGCTTCTGACCAACAGTTACATCAGCCTCTCTACCAACAAGATCCTCAACGTCAAGGTTGAACTTCTTACCAGTAACCTCAGACTCTTCATAACCGATAGCAACCAAGAAACGAACGAGCATACCCTGAAGCTTAGCTGCGTTCTCATAGTCCTTTTCTGGAATGCTATAGTTACTGAACAGACGCCTATTCTCATACTCCGCATTCTCAGGATCAGTAACATTGAAGTGTACCTGCCACTGTACCTTAATCATAGGCGTACCGGCGGGAAGCTTACTTCCCTCACTACCCTTAGTCTCCACCATTTCTGCACTGAAGATAGAGCAGCGATACCTACCGGAAGGCATAGCCTCAAAACCGCTGGTATCAGCACCACTAAGATCGAGAACACCCATCTTATAAATCACTCTCCTTATACTAGGTTAGCAGCTTGATTCGGTAGTACAAATCTGGCCGCGACGATTACCACTTGTGTACATAACTCCGGCACCTAGCGAAAGTCTATCAATTCGATAGTTGCCTTCTTCATCTGCAACGAAGTAAGATCGTTCCAGAATTTGGTCGGGATTAGCCAGTGTGTAAACTTCCCACACTGAGTGACTACCATCGGCATCATACTGTCCACTGGTTTCGCCAGTAACAAACATGGTGCAGTTGTGGTGGAAGCGTGTAAAGTCTGCACGTCCCCACACACCACCCGTAATAGCCATACTGTGATTACAGTACAATGCACTTAGATAGCCAACGTCGCCATTCTGGAACTCAACAGAGATACGTGGCGCACCTGCTCCAACATGGCGATCCTCACGAAACTCAAACGATAGGTTACTAACTGATTCTGCGTCCTTAGCAATACTAAGGGAACGGTCAGAATAAGCAGCTACGTACTCACCTGCACTCGGATCACCTACATGAATCCGTAGTGAACGTGCGTTTCTATCGTGAGGGCTATCACCGCCATACTTATTCCATGAGTGAGGTCCGTATCCCTCAAAGTGTAGGATTTGGTTGCTGCCGAACCTAGTTGCCTGGGCAGTTGCGGCAATTGCAAGTACCGCAATACATGCCAAGACGCTAATCAATGCAACTCGCTTCACTTACTTTCTCCTTTATCGCTAGTACCATTACTATGGATAAGGTCCCACAACATTGGGACTGTGGGATTCTCTACAAGATCGCCAAGCGAGTCAGTTCTATCCTTAGCTGTAACCCTGCGTGTACCCACTACTTGTAACTTACGTGTTAACTGCTGGTCTTGCGTTACGTTGAACATATATCCAACAATGTCAAGAAAGCCTGGAACCTCCTGTCGTAGTTTACCGGGAACAGACGGCTGCATCATAAGAACGTTCTCGTTATCACGTTGCTCGCTAACTAGTGCCGTCATAATGGTATGACACGGTAGGTCGCGGAAC